TGGATAATAGTAGCCATTTTGATTAATTGTTCATCATTTTTAACACCTATTTCTAAGTATTCTTTAATTAATGGGACAATTAAAGTGGCGTCTCCTATTTCATTCACTAGTGGTTTTAACTCTGATATTAGAGCAGAGATTTGTTTTTCTTTTTTCTTTTGATTGTTATATATCTCTTCTAATATATCAGAAAATTTTTTACCACCAAACACTACGTTATCTAATCCATTCATGGTATAGTTGTTTAGTAATAAATATAAATATTAGAAATTTGTATACCCGTTTTCTAAATAAAAATAATAATGTTCTTTAAATACATCATATAACTTGTTAGCTATCTTAGTGATTTTAGGGGTTTTAACATCAATTATCTCCCTAATATAAATGTATAGTGCCTTTTTATTAAATACGTCTATACTCTCTCTTTTACGGAATAATTCTAAAATAGCGTCAGCTATCTTAGCATCATTATCTTTAGGAAATAGTTTATAGATATTATTAGTACAATGATTAACATACTCATCAATAAACAATATTAATTTTTGATTAGCGGGAGTGTCATCAATATTGTAACTATATTTCTCATCAGATTCTAATTCTTCAATAGGAGCTTTATCTACACGTTTTTTATAATTTTTAGTGTTAGAAATAATCAAATAACGTTTAGCAATAGTTCCAAAATATGAATATGCTTTAGCTCCTTTTTCTGGGTTGAATAAATGGATTTTAGATAATAAAAATGAAATTACTTCATGTTGTAAGTCTTCAATATTATCAACCTCAGTATAATAGAATTTAAAAGTATGGATTATATTCTCTGTTAATTTAAAGAACGCGTAATGAATACGCTCACGATATATTTTACTTCTTAAATCAGTATCAGCTGTATTGTTATATTCAATAATAGCATTCTCTGTTTCTTGAGTAAAATACATTGTATTTGTTTTTGGTTTACTCACAGTTAGCACAGTCTTATTTTATTTTAAATTGGTTAAGAGTATTTTGAATTTGTTTTACCGCTTCAAAAAAGAAACCAATTTCATCATCAGATTTAAATGTTTCTCTAGCGTCTATTTCTCTTATACGTTTATCCGTATGATCAATAATACCTGAAATTTGATTCAAGTAGGTTAAGTAACTAGCAAGAATTTCCTCTTGTTTACTTAGAGCATCTTCTTGTTTTTCATTCTTTCTAAGGAGGTTAAAGGTCGTGTATCCTAAGATCACGACCGATATACCTAAAATAATAATTAATGTTATCATAAACTATCTAACATGTTTTTTAAACTATCACTTTTAATGTTACTTAAAGCTTTAGTTTTAACAGGTGATTTCTTTTCTGTTTTAGAAATATTAAAATTATTTTCTTTCTTAACTTCACCTCTTAATTTAGGATTCCACTCACCTTCAAATTCAATTCTAGCAGCCATTAAGTCTGCTTGATGAACAATATAAATTAAAGCAGTACGAGGTTTAGTTTCGGGAGACCAACTCATTAAATATGGTTTGTTAGCTTCATCATATAAACCATCATGTAATTTAATTGCTAACCATTCATTACGAGACATTTGAATTCCATGACTCATTAATAAATGTAGACCACGGTCTGGTACTGACATAAATTCTAAACGATCATTGAATTTATAGTCTTCACCTAATTTATCTCGTCTCCATTGGTCATCCTGAGGAATATATGCTTCGTGATGCTCATCTCCCATTTTACCTAAGTCGTGGTTTAAAGCAGCAAATACTAACTCTTCTTTAGTGTAAGTAGAAGTATCTACTCCCATTTCAACCCAAACTTCATTTAATTTAAGAGCACAATCAACAACACGAAGAACGTGATCAATGTAACCACCTGGGAAAGCATTATGATATTCTTTCTTATGGGCGGCAGGCATTAACATAAGACGTTCTGAATATTTAGAGTAAAAATCTAATAATTGAGAACGACGAGGTTCATCAATATATGATTTAATAGTTTCCTCTAAATCTATCCAGTTTTGTTGAATTTGTTCTGCTGTTAATTTCATCGTGCTTCAAGATTTAATTCGTAACCACTAATAGGTTCACTTTCAACATAAGCTCTAGCTTGTTCAACAGATTCTCTAATACGCTCTAGGGCTGCTTTATATTCTTCAATCGGCTGTTGTTGGTTAACAATAAAGTTAAGTTGATTTGTCATTCCCTCAATCTTATTGAGTTCATGTAAAATACTGTTTCTATGTTTCATACTATTTATTATTTAATAACTGTAGTTACGTTACTACGTTTTCTTTAAAACCCGTATCTATATTATACTAATAGTAAAATCGGGGGCCAAATTACTTTTAAGAAAAGTCACTTATGTCTAATATTTGTTTTATAAAAGCACATTTTTCATACTCTTCTTGAGTCTCATAATAATTTAAAGCACTATGTAAAGCATATTTAAAATCATCATCTGAGTGAAGATAAATACAATCTAAATGGGTTTTGTTTTGTAAATCTAATTTTATTAACTGTTCATAAGCTCTTTCATAAACCATGTAACTACTAACCCTTTCAATTTCATCAGTGTCCAAAGGTGGGTCTGATAATTTAAAGAAATGAATCATTTGTTTTGAAAACGTTTCATAATTCATGATTAGTTTTTTAAACATTTTAACCCAAATTACAGGATTATCTGATAACTGTACCTCAGTAGCTTTCTTTTCAGGCTCTTCAGAAGAACTAAATAAACTAAATATTTTGTTTATATTCATATATATAAATATATGGATAAGTGGGGTTAAGTTGGGATTATAACACTTATTATTATCTCATATATATTATAATATAACAAGAAAAAAAGCGGCTTAAAGCCGCTCTAAAAAGTAAGTTGAAATTGTTATTATCCTTTAATTAATTGTTTAGCACTGGCTGTACCTAATGCTTTATCTATACGTGAGTCGATATATGAAGTAGTTTCATCTATACGTCTGTGAAGATAATTATTGCGATCATCTATGTCACGATATACATGATTGAATCTTTCATTTAATTCTCGAGGTGCCTCATCTATAATACGTTGCATATAATTGAGACTTTGTTGTTGTTGTTTAATCTTAACTACACCCCAAACAACTACAGCTACAAAAGCAGCTGCAATAATCGAGAGCATACCTAAAACGAAATACATTGTTTCCATAATTTGTTTCTCCTTTATTTTAATAACTTACTTTTTAGTGCACCCACCTGGGCTCGAACCAGGGACCTACTGATTATGAGTCAGTTGCTCTAACCTACTGAGCTATAGGTGCTAATATAGAATGAATATAATGAATGAATTCTTGGTTACCAAGTTTTATCTAAAGAATATATTCTAAAGAAGTAATAAGTGGTTTTAGCTGAGGGAATTTCAATAACAAAAAAACTATAACAATCCCAAAATCTGATGTTATAAGTAGTCTCATATTGGTTATCAAAATAAAACTCAGCAGTGTTTGTTTTCAAATCACAAACAAACTTCATAGCATTACTTTCAATAACATATACCTTATCAACTAAATCAACTGTGTATATTTGGTCTGTTTGATTATTATTCAAGCCTATATCAGACAGAAATAGTCTATATTCTTCACCTAAGAATCTTTTGGAAGAGGGAATTGTTTGAGAATATAATGAAACCTGAATTAAAATTGCTAGTGATGCAACTAATGTTTTCATTACTGTTGTGTTTACAATAAATATTATAAACAGTAGTACTCCCATCAGGATTCGAACCTGAGACCGACAGATTAGAAATCTGTTGCTCTATCCAACTGAGCTATGGGAGCATTTGTAGTCAAGGAAGGATTCGAACCTTCACGGGCTGCCATTATAGTGACCATCCTGTCTTGCATAGACTTTTTTACCCCTAGTGCTATAACCATCTAGCGCGTCTTTCCAAAAGCATTCCATGGAATAACTTTCTTCCGCCACTTGACTATCTGGATTAATCTTTTAGGCTATCGTACCTAACACAAGTTAGATAATACTCGATAATGTTTTCCTTAGTTACATTAATCCCCCTACCTAATGTTCTAGAAACAACCACCCAGAGCTCATCTAGGTGGTGTGTTTCGGGAACTATATCTAAATTTTCAGTTATAAATTTCTCTAATTTAGCTTTACTATTAAGCTGCGTACTCAACGGCAAGTTCATATAATTTAGCATTTAAATCAAGGTCTTGTTTAAAATTCTTAATTTTACGTGCTTTACGCAACTTATTACCTGATGTGTATTCAAACATACCATGTACTAGTTTTTCTTGAACTACATTAAATACACTCCACAAATCACTACCCTGATCTTCAGGACGTGTTGGTTCAACTAATTTATCATAATCAATTTGAATGTTTCGAATTTGTTCTGCTCCAAAACGAATCTCAGCTGCTTTTCTAGCAAACTCAGCAATTTGTTCTTGATGAAGTGTCTTTCTCTTAAACGCATTCATTGATTCAACAGTCAATGGAAGTGACTTAACCATAGTATTGATTACTTTTTGTAGTTCATCAAAATCATATCCATAGTGACGAATCTTAAGATTCTCAAATTCCTTAGAGCAAATAACCAAACCATTCTCACATACTAAACGGAACAAACCAGCTGTGAAAGTAAATGCGTTTTTACCATCATGGCTATTAGTTAGTAGAATCTGTGGGAAAGCATTATCGTTATCATCTCCATTAATAACAATATCATTATTACGGAATACAACTAGGTGTTTTTGATAACCATCACCTTTACGGGCGCGTACTTGTTTTGCGTCAACTACTCCCCAACCTAACTTAGCCATATCTTCAACAATTTGTTTAGTTGAGATGTGAGCATATTTTTCACTAGTACCTGGAGCACCAGTGGTTGTGAAGATTGAACTTGCTTTTTCTTTAATTTCTGACTCTGTCAAAAAAACGTTTGATTGAATGTTTAATGCCATAACCTTTTATTTTTTAATTTATATCTAAATATAATATCCTTTTCCTGTAAAGCCAAGCTTCCTGTTAAAGACTTTCAATTAAGTAACAAATCCTTTGAATAGTTTCACTTTTCTTCATACGGATATCCATTCGGTACGGTTCCATATCTAATGTCTTATCCATTTGTTTTAATTGAATAGCCATGAACTTTAGCTTTTCCTCAGTAGTTCCTTCAATTTCTCCTTCCATAACTGAATCAGGAGTAATAATGTTTGGTTTCTCTACTGCTTTTCTACCACGTTTCTTTGGCTCAGTAGTAGTTGTGTTTAATTCAACTTTGACTTCTTTTTTTACCCCAGGTGGGCGACCGCGACGTTTCTGTTCCATAACCTTTATTGTGTTTAATTATTAAGCAATGATAGCAATGATGAACATGAGTGTGAACCAAATAGCCATTGAGAATACTAAATGGGTTGAGAATCCAACTAGTTCATTTTGAAATGTAGTTACACCTCCATTTCGCTTTATTTCAATAACTCGGTTAATAACTGCTCCGAGAAGAATAATCATAAATCCTGTTACCATGACGTTTTAATTATTTATTTATATCTAAATATAACATCAATTCACCCGGAAGCCAAACATTCACCAGGAAAGGTGTGAAAAAAGACTAGAGCGTTGAAAATTAAATAGGTAATATATTTAACTTATTGGTAATAACTACCACTACATCCTCACAACTGACCACAATTGCTTTAGGATTATCGTTAGCTGGGATGATATTCATTAATAATTTATTGCCTAATAAGTCATTTAAGTCGGTGGATTCATCAACTAAATCGGTTAAATCATCACTTGATAATGGTGTCTCATATATTCCATATTCCCCTGTAGATAATGAGTAATTCCCAACGTACTTCTTTAATTTCATCATTTGTTTAGTTGGAGCTACACTAGCTAGGTAGCTATCAACAGCTAGGTTTTTCATTAAAGATGTATTATTAGCATCCTCAAAAGTCAAAGGAACATAAAACTCTTCGTTTATTTCAGCCCCAAAGAAGTCAGCGGCTGTATAGATTTTCTTTAACCAAATGTTTCTAGAACCTTCATAAAGGATATTATCAGAGAATAGGTTACGATAATGAACCAGTACCATGTAGTACATTAGTGCTCCTAAACCTTTTCCTTTATAGAATTTAGTGATACGAGTTAACTTAATTTGACCACCTTTTAGATTATAAGGTTTGTCCATTACGTCCTCAATATCAACAGAACCTACAATAAACTCTTTCCATGTTTTACCTTCAGAGTTAATTAGGTATTTAGTGTTTTCAAAACCTAATGGATCGATTAACTTGTATCCATCAACATCAATCAACTCTTTATATTTGAGTTTTCTGTTACCAACTTCAGCTTCAATGTCAAACTCATCTTCATCAAAAATATCAAAGTCTTCAAAGAAGGTAGTATAGACGTCTTCTTTACTTACAATGTTTTTTAATTCTCCTCTACGAATATCTAGTTCCAACATAGCCTGTTGTTGTTGCATAGATTGAAGTAAGTCCATTAGTTTTATCATGTCCATAAATATATTTGGTTTAAAAAAGGTCCATATATTGGACCCCTACCCCACACGCTTTAATACGTATATACGGATATATTAATATTTAGTTTCAATGGTTTCAACGCCTAATATAGCAGCTAATACAATGTCATTATTCTCATAGAATAAAGGAAAATTA